GGTAAAAACTTAACTGGTTTGGCTGCTGCTGTTGCAGATAGTCCAGCTACTGGTGTTTATGGTGGTATTAACCGTGCAACATGGTCATTCTGGCAAAACCAAGCTTTCTCTGGCGTAACCAATGGCGGTGCTGCTGTTTCTGCTGCTAACATTCAATCTTACATGACTCAACTAGCTATTAAATTAGTTCGTGGTCAAGATAAGGCTGATTTGATTGTAGCTGACAACAACTACTACTCACTATATGTAAACTCATTGCAAGCTATCCAACGCGTAACTTCAGTTGATGAAGGCGCTGCTGGTTTCGCTTCATTGAAATTCTACGGTGGCGGTACATCTGCTGATGTAGTATTAGGTGGTGGTATTGGTTCTCAAGCAACTGCAAACCATATGTGGTTCTTGAACACTAACTACATCTACTTCCGTCCACATACAGATCGTAACTTTGCCCCTATCGGTGGCGAGCGTCAATCTGTAAACCAAGACGCAGTAGTTAAACTAATCGGTTGGGCTGGTAACTTAACTAGCTCTGGTCCACAATTCAGTGGCGTTCTTAAGGCTTAAGGGGAAATAACATGGCATATTCAGTAACCCCACTTGCTGGGATTGATTTGGTTGACACCGTAACGGCAGTAGAAATTGCTGCTGGCTCACCTGTAAACGCTTTACTTGGTACTCAAGTATGGGGTTCAGATGGTCGTCGTTATGTATTTGCAAAAGCGGGCGATTCTATCAGTGCTTCTGATACAACTTGCTCTGTAGACGCAACAACATTCGTAGCATCAAATGTTGGCGGTACATACGATTCACCAGCAACGGCAATGGTTGTTGGCGATTACGGCTGGTTCAGCGAAGCATCAGTGTAATCTAAAAGACTCTCACCTCTTCGGAGGTGGGTTTCTAGGTAGTTTTCATTCCGAGAGCTATCTACAAACCCCAAACCACTTTGGAGATTCAAATGCAATACAACACAGATGTAAATAACCCCGATTCACGATTGAATGTTAAGTTCTATCAACGAGCAGTAAGTAACGAGTTTAAGAGTGCTTTAGAAGGCCGTCCTATCATGGAGATGGCAGACTTTATTTTAATAGAAGTCCCAGGCAACACTCACACAGTAATTGACACCTTTGCTGCGGCAGAACACAAAACACGCTTCCCTATACAATGGGCAAGGTATCAGAACGAGAAAACAGATGGCGATATTGAAGGCACATTGCTTCACGATTGGCCAGTTTTAAATGCAGCTTCAGCGGCAGAGTTAAAACACTTTAAATTTTACACAGTAGAGCAGGTTGCAGAAGCCTCTGATGCCCAATTAGGCACAATGGGTATGGCAGCAGGTATGTCACCATTAGCTCTGCGTGACAAGGCAAAAGCTTTCTTATCTAGCGCCAAAGGCACAGCATTAGTTCAACAACAAGCAGACGAGCTTCGTAAGCGTGATGAAGAGCTATCAGCAGTCAAGGCTCAACTAGCAGAGTTAGCACAAAAAATGAATCAACCTAAAGCTGCGCCTAAAAAGGCTAAAGCAGAGGAATTAGAGGAATAATATGGCAACAACTCTCTTGCAATTAGTACAACAAGCATCGGCCGAGATGGGCTTGGCTATCCCTAATACGGTAGCCGGCAATACCTCAACTGATGTTACGCAAATGTATTACCTTATCAATGCGGCAGGTAACGAACTTGCGAGAGAGTACCCATGGGAAGCAATGAATACCGAGTACGATTGGTATTCTCAATACTCTGAATCTGACGGTGCTATTCTTTACGGCACTAGCGTGATCACAGGTGTGGACCCGGCTACTGTAGCGTTTATCAACGCTGCCGGTGCAGAAAACTTCCAAGTGCAAGGTGAAGGCGTCATTCAAAGTACACAAGTGGTGTCTGCATTAGGCACTACCGTTACAATCAACAGTGCAGCAACTAGCGATGGTTCGGGCAACTATGTATTTGGTCAAGTTATGTATGACTTGCCAGCCGGGTTTGATCGGATTACTGATCGCACACAATACGATAAATCTAAACGCTGGGAAATGTTAGGCCCTGAAACACCACAACAATGGCAATGGCTCAAGTCTAGCTACATCTCAACTGGCCCTCGTATTCGTTGGCGTATTATGGGTCAAAAGTTTCAAATATGGCCACTTACATCTACTAACGAATACCTAAGCTTTGAGTACATATCAGGCAACTGGGCGCAATCATCATCAGGCACAGGCCAAACTCAATTCATACAAGATTCTGACACTTGCATATTCCCTGATCGTTTAATTGTATTAGGCTTGAAAAAGAAATACTTTGAGGTCAAAGGCTTTGATACATCATCCTATCAGCGTGACTATGATATGCAACTTAACATTGCTAAAGCTAATGATGCAGGTTCACCAACACTATCCCTCGCACCAAGAACAGCCAATGTATTAATTGGTTGGGAAAACATACCAGACGCTAACTACGGAGCTTAATAATGGCTAGAGCTAAAAGAGCTGTATCACAGCCAGTATCATTGCCAGCACCAGTAGGTGGATGGAACGCTAGGGATGCTTTGCCAGCCATGGCCCCTTCTGACGCTGTTATTCTTGAGAATTGGTTTCCAGCAACTACAGAAGTGACATTAAGAAACGGCTATATAAAACACTCCACAGGCATTACAGGGCAAGTAGAAACCCTTATGGCATATTCTGGAGCAGCCACAGACAAGTTATTTGCTATTGCTGGCGGCAGTGTATATGATGCTTCATCTCAAGGCGCTGTAGGTGCTGCCGTATTGACTGGATTGACTAATTCTAAATGGGGCTATTGCAACATAGCAACCGCTGGTGGCAACTTTTTATCAATGGCCAATGGTGTAGACGCACCTAGAAATTATAATGGCTCTACATGGTCTACTCCGTCTATTACAGGGGTAACTGCTACTACATTGCGTGACCCTATACTGTATGCTGAAAGACAATTCTTTATACAAGACAACACTTTAAAAGTTTGGTATTTGCCAGTAGATTCAATCGCTGGCGCTGCTAACTTTGTAGATGTGTCTTCATTTATGACTAAGGGCGGTTACATTGTAGCTCACGGCACTTGGACTATTGACGCTGGTAATGGTGTAAATGACCACTATGTAATTATGACCAATAAAGGTCAAATCATTGTATATCAAGGCATAGACCCTACATCAGCGACAACTTGGTCTATGGTAGGCGTGTGGGATATTGGTGCGCCAGTAGGCCGTAGAAGTTTATACAAATACGCTGGTGATATGCTTATCATCTGTCAAGACGGTGTAGTGCCATTATCAGGTGCTTTGCAGTCATCTAGGGTTCAACCTAGAGTGGCCATTACAGACAAGATTCAGTATGCGATTTCAGAGGCTGTAACTAGCTATGCCAACAACTTTGGCTGGCAATTAATGTATGTGCCTACTATTAACCAATTATGGTTAAATGTGCCTATACAAGAAGGCCAAAATCAACAACAATATGCAATGAACACTATTACAGGCGCATGGTGCAACTATACCGGTTGGAACGCTAATTGCATGGAAATGTTTAATGACGAGCCTTACTTTGGCGGTGATGGTTATGTAGCTCATGCGTGGTATGGTTCGTCCGATGACAACAATAACATTACAGCATTAGGCTTACAAGCTTTCAATAATTTCAATGGCGCAGGTCGTTTAAAACGCTTTACTATGAGCCGACCTATATTTAGGACTGATGGCGCTCCAGCTATATATGCTGGCATCAACATTGACTTTAATACAGATGCACCAACGGCCTCTTTAAATTTTACTCCGTCTACATTTGCTAAATGGGATTCAGCTTTATGGGATGCTGGAACTTGGGGCGGTGCATTGTCTATATTGCAAAATTGGCAAGGTTTAAATGGTGTAGGATATTATGGCGCACCTATTGTTAAAACTTCTGCCTCTGGCATACAAGTTAGATGGGTTGCTACAGATATTGTTATAGAGGGCGGTGCAATTCTGTAATGTTAGTTCAAGGCGAATATGTCGCTCGTTGGGTGATGGAAAAGGTAGGCTCTTATACCGAAGGCATGACAGCTTTAGGTTGGGAGATAAACGGTGTTATTGTAGCTGGCACAGCTTTTGAAAATTGGAATGGCAACAATATGTTCGGTCATCAAAGGATAGACTTACCGCCACCTAAAGGCTATTGGCTAACAGTGGTAGATTACATATTTAATCAAGTAAAGGTTAAACGCTTCACAGCTACCGTAGAAGCCGACAACCACAAAGCAATAAGCCTTAATCACAAGATAGGTTTTGTAATAGAAACAACTTTAAAAGATGCAGGTCGTAACGGTGATTTACTTATAATGACCCTATGGCCTGAAAACTGCAAAATGTTAAATTGGAGTAAAAAAAATGCTAGGTAAATTTGTGCAATTAAGATTGCAAGGTGTTCGTGACCCATTTATATCAATGGCTAACGGTAAAGCTAAAGCACCACCAGCGCCTGACTATACTGCTGCTGCTAAAGAAACTGCTGCTGGAAACTTAGAGGCTGCAAGGGCTACTGCTGCGGCCAACCGTACTAATCAAGTAACGCCATACGGAAATTTAACATACACAGCAAACCCAGGTACTGATCCTTACGGCAATACTTTGTATACAGCCACTCAGACATTATCTCCAGAACAGCAAGCTATTTACAACCAAGAAAGCAAACTTAACGAAGGCTTAATGTCTACAGCTAACAAAGGCTTAGATTACGCTAATGAAGTGTTAAGCAAGCCTGGTGTGGACACATCTAAATTGCCATCTTACGGCATTAATCCTGGCGAAACATACTCTGACGCTATCATGCGTAGATTGCAACCTCAAATCGCTCAAGAATCAGAAATGTCTGACGCTCAATTAGCCAATCAAGGTATTGCTCAAGGCACAGAGGCTTATCAAAACGCTAAACGCCAGTTAGCTATGAGTCAAAACGACAGACAACTTGGCGCCATCACAAGTGGCATGAATGTAGGTTTAGGCGCAAATCAACAAGCCTTCCAACAAGAAGCTTACAACCAAATGCAACCTATCAATGTTATTAACGCATTGCGTACAGGTTCACAAGTGCAAAATCCTACATTTGCTAATACGCCTAATCAAGCAGCTACTGCTGGCCCTGATATACTTGGCGCTACTCAACAAGGTTATAACGCTCAATTAGCCGCTACAAACGCTGCCAACTCTGCTAGTGGTGGATTTATGAGTGGTTTAATGGGTCTAGGCGGTGCAGCTTTAATGTCACCAACAGGTACATTTACATCAGATATTAATGCTAAAGAAAACATTACTAAAATTGGTTCATTAGACAATGGCCTTAACCTTTACTCATACAACTACAAAGATGGCTATGATTTGCCTGAAGGCAGACAAATTGGTGTTATTGCTCAAGAAGTTGAAGCGGTTATGCCAGAGGCTGTTGTTGAAATGGCTAATGGGTTTAAAGGTGTTAATTACGCAATGTTAGGGGTTTAATATGAATTTTGCAAAATATTTACCATCAGCATTGCAAGGCTTAATGCCTGGTGAGTCTAGCGGTATGCCTGACGAAATACCTCAAGACGATGCAATGATGCAGCTTGAACTGCAACGCAGGATGAAGTTTGCTGATGCCCTGCGTCAACAAGAAGCGCCTCAAGGTCAAATGGTATCAGGGCATTATGTGGCTCCATCATGGACGCAACATTTAGCTGGTTTAGCTAATAAGTATGTTGCCGGCAAGCAAGAAAAAGGTGCAATAAAACAATATGGCGATTATCAAGCAGCACAAAATGCCAAATTAGCCGAATTGTTAAAACCTGAAGCAAACTTAGAGCCTTCTTACAATGAGTCTGGCAATCAGCCAATGATTAATGAAACTCAAGCAATGCCTGATAAGAATGCGTTTTTGGCTAAAGCATTACAAGCAAGGCCAGATCTAGCTCCAAAATTATTAGAAATGCAATTAGGCAATATGTTTACAGAAGAAAAACCAATGACTGTAAGCCCCGGTGCTAGAGTTATTGATAAGCAAGGCAACTTGATTTATGAGAATCCAAAAGAAGAGATTGCTAAATCTAAATATGCCAATGTGCAACAAGATCCGCAAACAGGAAAAATGTATGGTGTAAACATTACTACTAATGTAATGGAAGAGATACCGGGTGCAGCAATGACACCAAAACCAGCCATGACTGCTTATGAGCAAGCATCTTTAGGATTAAGGCGTCAAGAAATTAACAAAAAAGAAGACAATAACTTTGACAGCGAAACAATAGACATGTTGGCCGATCAAGCTTTAACTGGCGATAAGTCTGTGTTTAGTGGCCGGGGTATGACAGGCGCAAACCTTGGTGCTATTCGTCAACGCATGAATCAAAAAATGCGTGATAGAGGTATGACAGGTGCTGACATTGCTGCTGCTAACGCTCAATTTATGGGCTTCGGCGCTGCTCAAAGAACTGCTGGTGTTAAAGGTGCCAATGTGCAGTTGGCTGGTGCTGAATTCCAAGGCTTATTGCCACTTGCAAAAGAAGCTTCTTCTGCCGTATCAAGAAGCAAAATCTTACCATTTGGTAAAGTTCAAATTATGTTTAATGAGCAAACCAATGACCCGGCATTGCGTGAATTTGCTGCAGTCAATAACGGTATTATCAACACATATGCTAGAGCGATTAGTCCTACTGGTGTACCTACCGTGTCCGATAAAGACCATGCTCGTAAAATATTGTCTACAGCCTTTGACCAAAAATCATACGAAGCAACTCTTAATATGCTTAATAGGGAAATTGCTGCTGCTATGCAATCTCCAATTCATGTCAGGGAATCTTTGCGTCAAGAAATTACCGGAAGAGGCGCTAGTGGTACACCCAGAATGAATTCTAAAGGTTGGACATTAAAAACTGACAAGGCCGGCAACAAAGCTTATGTCAGCCCAGACGGAACTCAATTTGAGGAGGTTAGATAATGGCATTTGATTTAGCTAGTGCTAAAGCCATTCAAGGGTTTGATTTATCTAGCGCTCAAGATTTTGATGCTCCAGTTTATAACGACATTCCGTCACCTATGTCTAATGTTAAAGCTCAACCAAGACAAAAGACATTATTAGATCGTACAGCAGAGATGCTTTCTGGTGGCAAGTTTGGCTCAATGCAAGACCTTGTTTATGGTGGCGAAAGGCCAGCAGATTCAATGTTAGGCCAGGCTGGTCAAATTGCTAGACAGTCAGGCATTGAAGGTTTGCAAGGCATTGGTCAAGTTGGGCAAGTAAGCCCGGCAATGACTGCTATAGGCCAAAACATTCCTAACATGGGCAAATATACAAAGCCTGTTACAGAGGCACTAGGCAAAATACCTTCAGCAGTTTTAGGTAAAACTTCTGGCATTATTGATCCTAAGGCTATCAATGTAGCGTATCAAGTTGGTAAGTCTGGATCGCCTGAGTTAAGTGCAGCATTGGCTGCCGGCAAAGAAATACCAATTATGCCTGAGTCACGCATGGTTTATAACTATGCCCGGCAATTAGGTTTACCTCACGACATAGCATCTACAGCAGAACATTATAATGCTAGTGAAAAAGGTGCTTGGGGTTTATGGAACGCAGCTAAAGCCGCAGGAACTAAATTCCCATCATTTGAAGATTTTTCTAAATTAAACTTACCAGAGCAAATTAAACTTGCAACACAAGCCGGTGTTGATTTAGGCACATATTTGCCACAAAATAAATTAGCTAAAGGTTTATTGGAAGGTGAAGGCATTATGGCCGGGGCATCAACACTTGGACACCTACCTGCCATATTAAAAGGTCTTGTTTCAGCAAAAATGCTTCCATTGGTAGCCTTACAATCACCTCGCATGGTTGGTAACATGGCCAAAGGTGCAGGGGCCACTGCTAGGGTTGCAGGTAAAGCTGCTCCGTATGCCAAGGCCGCAATAGGCGAATTGCCATTAAACCAAACAGCAGCAACATTAGCAAGACTGCTATCAAATCAAGAGGAGCAATAAATGGCACGCAACGGTTCAGGCACATACAACCTGCCAGCAGGTAATCCTGTTACGACAGGGACTACAATTTCATCAACATGGGCTAACACAACATTAAATGATATGGCAACAGCCATTACAGGGTCTGTAGCTTCTGACGGGCAAACAACGCCTTCTGCAAACCTTCCTATGGGTACATTTGCTCATACTAATGTAGGCAATGCCACTGTAAGAACTATGTATGCCTGTGCTGGTCAAGTTCAAGATGGAGTAATAACTTACCTTACAAGCGTATCAGGAACAGACACTATTACGGCTGTAGGCGCTGTAGGTATGACTGCCTATGTTGCTGGCCAAAGATTTACATTTATTGCTGCTAATACAAATACAGGTGTTGCTACACTTAACATCAACTCTATTAGTGCTAAAGCAATTACAAAATTTGGTGCTACGGCTATTGTAGCAGGTGATATTGTTGCAAATACAGCTTATGAAGTTATGTATGATGGAACTCAGTTTCAACTACTTAACCCATCATACTCATCAACAATAGCTACCGCCATTGCAAACGCAGGTGGTTGGAATATAACTCCAACAGGAACAACTTTATATTTTAATTACAATGGAACAAATGTAGGATCATTAGATTCATCAGGAAATTTTATAGTAATTGGCGATATAACTGCTTATGGCACAGTTTAAGGAATAATATATTATGGCTTTACCATCATCAGGGCCAATAACATTGGCAAATATTCAAACTGAATTTGGAGGATCAAATCCAATTAGTTTAAGTGAATATTATAAAGGAGGGGCTTATGTAAAAACTACAGATACTGCCCCAAATGTTCCTACATCAGGCGCTATTAGTATAGGTAATTTTTATGGAGCAGCAGTAAATGTTCAAGGACAAGCTGCGTACACTACGGCAGGTACATACACTTGGGTATGTCCATCTGGAGTAACTAGCGTTTCTTCC